GTGGTAAACGGCATCAATTCACTTTGATACATCGAAATAATGCTCCAATGCTGCAACGGGAATACAGCAAAGGAGGATTCTGATATGGATTCTTTTGAGAAACTGGCAAATGCCATCGTGCTGCAGGCTGTGAAAGATTACCGCACGGCACTGAAGCGTGTGGCAAGGCATCCGAAAGACAGGGACGGGCTTGCTACGAAAAATGAGTGTGAGCGGTTCTTCCGTTCCGGTTGGTTCGGTATTCTGACGGGGATCGACTCGGAGATGCTGATGAGAAAATTGCAGATGGAGGTACAGTGATTATGACAGCAAAACAGTATTTGAAGCAGGCCCGTTATCTGGATGAGCGTATCAACACCAAGATCGCACAGGTATCTTCTCTGCATGACCTGGCAACCAAGGCAACTTCCACCCTCAGTGATATGCCGGGAAGTCCTACCCGCAATACCCACCGCATGGAAGATATCATCATCAAGATTCTGATGCTTGAAAACGAGATCAATGCGGACATCGATCATCTGATAGACTTGAAGGACGAGATCCTTTCCGTTATCAAGGCGGTGGATGATGAGGAGTGCCGTCTGCTTTTGGAAAAGAGATACCTCAATTTTGAGCAGTGGGAAGACATCGCAGCGGAGATGTGCACAGGTGTTAAGAATATCTACCGCCTTCACGACAAGGCACTGAAGATGCTCGTTCTCCCTGAAAAATGTCAGTAAAATAGAGAGAAATAGAGTAGGTTCTTATGGTACCATTATAATGCGAAAAGAGACTAGATAAGAATCGGGCCACCAGGGAGAAATTCTTCGGTGGCTTTTCTTATGCCCGAAGGAGGTGAACAAATGCCCAAGCGACCACTCAGACCCTGCTCTCATCCCGGCTGCCCCAACCTCTGCGAAGGACAGTTTTGTGAACAGCACCGCACAGAGGAACGCCGCAAGTACGACAAATACGAGCGCAGCTCCGATGTCAACCGCAAGTACGGCAGAGCGTGGAAACGCATCCGTGACCGCTATGCGGCGGAGCATCCGCTCTGTGAGATGTGTCTCAAGGAAGGACGGCTGACTCCGGTACAGGAAGTTCACCACATTCTGCCCGTTTCCAAAGGTGGCACTCACGCAAGAGACAACCTCATGAGCCTTTGTCAGTCCTGCCACACAAAAATTCACCACGACATTGGAGACCGGTAGGGGGATGAAAATCTCTGGAATCTTTGTGGTCGGGCAACGGCCCGGGGTCACGTGCGCGAAAAAGGCGAAATCAAAAGGGTAATTAAGGGAGGTGAACTCGGATGCCCACAAAATCGAATAACACAGGCGGGCGCGGTGGTGCAAGACCCGGTGCGGGAAGGAAAAAATCCGCAGTCAAGGACAAAGCCGAAAACGGGAATCCCGGCGGCAGAAAACTTGAAGTGCTGGACATTCCCGAAGTCGAGGGTGTTGCTATGCCAAAGCCCCATGATTTTCTTTCTGCCGAGCAGCGGGACGGCAGCGTCCTGCAGGCGCAGGAAATTTACACGGAAACCTGGCAGTGGCTCAAAGGCATCGGCTGTGCCGCAAAGGTGTCGCCGCAGCTCTTGGAGCGCTACGCCATGTGTTCCGCCCGCTGGGTGCAGTGCGAGGAAATGACCAACCGCATGGGTTTCCTCTCCAAGCACCCCACCACAGGAAAGCCGATCCCGTCTCCGTTTATCAACATCGGCATCAACTACATGAACCAGGCGGTTCGGCTCTGGAATGAGATCTTCCAGATCGTGAAAGAAAACTGCAGCACGGAATATGGCGAGTCTACGCCGCAGGATGACCTGATGGAGCGCCTGCTCCGTGCGAGAAAGGGGTAACACCATGTATGAAAAAGTAAATCCGTGCCACCCGGATAAGGTGGCAGACAGAATTGCCGGTGCGCTCGTTGACCTGGCATACAGAAAAGAAAACGATCCCCGCATTGCCGTGGAAGTCCTCATCGGTCACGGTGTGTGCCACATCATTGCGGAGGCTTCGGTGAGTATTCCGATAGAGGAAATCACCGCCGCCGTTCACCGCATTGCTGGAAACCTCGCTGTGGACTATGTGGAAGTGCCGCAGGACGGTCACCTCGCCGACAACCAGGCAAACGGCGTCCGCTGCGGCGATAACGGCATCTTCAAGGGAATGCCCGTGACCGAAGAGCAGAAAATGCTGTCGCAGATCGCACGGAACATTTTCTCCGTGTATCCCTTTGACGGCAAGTACATCCTGGACGGTGACCGGCTCATCCTCTGTCAGAGCAATGTGCCTTCGGATGCACTCCGAAAGCTGTACCCCAATGCGGAAATCAACCCGCTCGGTGACTGGACGGGCGGCACCGATGTGGACACCGGCGCTGCCAACCGCAAGCTCGGCTCCGACATGGCCGACTCGGTGACCGGCGGCGGTCTGCACGGCAAGGACCTGTCCAAGGCGGATGTGTCCGTGAATATCTACGCTTTCCTCAAAGCACAGAAAACCGGCAAGCCCGTAACGCTCTGCAGCGCCATTGGTGATGACACCGTAGACGGCAGACCGTATGAGAAAATCGTGGAGATTGCTCGGAACTACATCCGCTCGGTCGGCGGCTTCGAGAAGTTTGCGGAATGGGGGCTTGTCTGATGAAAACAACGACCGAAATGCAGCTCGTCCCCATCACGAAGCTGGTTCCCTATGTCAATAACGCCCGGACACACAGCCCGGAGCAGATCAATAAGCTCCGCTCTTCGCTGCGGGAGTTCGGTTTCATCAATCCCGTCATCATCGACCGTGACTATGGCGTAATTGCCGGTCACGGTCGTATTCTTGCCGCCAAGGAGGAAGGCATCGCCGAGGTGCCGTGTGTCTTTGCCGACCACCTTACCGAAGCGCAGAAGAAAGCCTACATCATTGCCGACAACCGCATGGCGATGGATGCCGGATGGGACGAAGAGCTTCTGCGTGTGGAAATCGAGTCCTTGCAGGCGGCGGACTTTGACCCGCTTCTCACCGGTTTTGACGAAAAGGAACTGTCGAAGCTGTTTGATGACAGCAAGGACATCCAGGAGGACGATTTCAATGTAGATGCCGAGCTGCAAAAGCCGACCTTCACGAAGCCCGGCGACATCTGGACGCTGGGACGGCATCGGCTCATCTGCGGTGACAGTACAAAAGAGGAAACCTATACAGCCCTCATGGACGACCGGAAAGCAAACCTTATCATTACTGACCCGCCCTACAATGTGAACTATGAGGGCAGCGCCGGGAAAATCAAAAACGACAACATGGCATCGGAGAAGTTTTTCGACTTCCTCTTCGATGCCTTTTCCAATATGGAGAAGGTCATGGCGGACGATGCCTCCATCTATGTGTTCCACGCCGACACTGAGGGGCTGAACTTCCGAAAGGCTTTTGACGCTGCTGGGTTCTATCTCTCCGGCTGCTGTATCTGGAAGAAGCAATCCCTGGTGCTGGGGCGCTCCCCGTATCAATGGCAGCACGAGCCATGCCTTTACGGTTGGAAGAAGAAAGGCAAGCACCATTGGTACACCGGACGCAAAGAGTCCACCATCTGGGAGTTCGACAAGCCCAAGAAGAACGGCGACCATCCCACCATGAAGCCGATTCCGCTGCTTGCCTATCCCATTCAGAACAGCTCTATGGCAAACTCCGTGGTTCTCGACCCCTTCGGCGGGTCCGGCTCCACGCTCATTGCCTGTGAGCAGACCGACCGTATCTGCTGCACCATCGAACTGGACGAAAAGTTCTGTGATGTCATTGTGAAACGGTACATCGAGCAGGTCGGCGCGGATGAGAAGGTCAGTGTTCTGCGTGACGGAAAGGAATACAAGTATA